CTTATCTGCAATCTCTGCATGGTCAGGCTGAAAACGGCAACGTCAACGCCATCACTTGGCTGCTAACGCATCACCCCATCACCCGCGATCAGTTCAGCGATGCTGCCGCTGAACGTCGCGCTGTTCTACGCACACTTGGCACGGTCGTTCAAGCCATCGAAGCAGCTGACCTCAACGACGATCAACGCACACGCCTGCTGCTGACCCTCCAAGCCCAGGGGCTTGGTGTCCCCGATGCTGACCGCTGATCCGATCTCCGCAGCAATCGCCAGGGCCAGGCTCGGACAGCTCACCGTCTCCGCAATCCCACCCTCTGCTCCCTACACCCGCAGCTTCGGCGACTACATCGCCACCGTCTTCCCCAGCTTCCCCTTCACACGCCACACCAACCGCCTGGTGGCCATCGCGCAGCGTGTCGCTGATGGTGAGCTCCCACGCCTGATGGTGGAGCTGCCGCCACGGCACTACAAGTCCACCATCTTCTCCCGCTTCCTACCGGGTTACTTCCTTCGCCGGTTCCCCGATCGCACATGGGGACAAGGTGCCAACACCCAGACCCTCGCCGCTGAGTTCGGTGAAGCCGCCCGCGATTACTACCTCGCCTCTGGTGGCACGCTCCACCCTTCCAGCACCGGCAAGGATCGCTGGAAGACTGCAGGCGGTCTCGGTGGGTTCTGGGCAGCAGGCGTCGGCAAGGGCACCGGCCTGCCGGCCGACTTCCTGAACGTCGATGACCCGATCAAGGGCCGCGAAGAAGCCGAATCTGCCGCCTACCGCCGCCAGCTCTACAACTGGTGGTCCACCGTCCTGAACACCCGGGAAGAACCGGGCGGCATCAAACTCATCACCCACACGCGCTGGGCCGAAGCAGACCTGATCGGCTGGCTGCTGCAGCAGGTCGAGCAGCTCGAGCGCGACGGCGATGGTGATGCCGCTGAACAGTGGCACGTGATCAGCCTGCCGTTGATTGCTGAACCGGTCATCAAACCACTGCCTACCCTGGTGACCCGCGAAGCAGACGACCGCGAACCTGGCCAGGCACTGGACCCGTCGCGGTACAACGAAGAATGGGCACGCAAGAAACGGCTCAACACGCCCACCCGCGATTGGGAGGCGCTCTACCAGCAGCGGCCAACACCGGGCAAAGGAACGATCTTCTCCGCCGAGATGTTCCGCTTCTACGGCACCGCTGATCGCCCTGGTGACTTCGGTGATAGCACCCTCCCTCAGCGGTTTGTGCGGCGCATTGCATCGATCGACTGCACCTTCAAGGACTCTGCCGGCACCGACATGGTCGCCTTCACCATGTGGGGTCAGGACGCTGCAGGGTTGTGGCTGCTTGACCTGATCAACCAGCGGCTGGACTTCAGCGCAACGATGGACACCATCGCGTCGATGTGGCCAGCCTGGGGCTTCGGTGAGCTGCTGGTGGAAGACAAGGCCAATGGTCCGGCCGTGATCTCGATGCTCAAGCGTGCTGCTGCTGGGTTCACCGTCCATGCCGTGAACCCACTGGGCGGGAAGGTGGCCCGGGCAAACGCTGCAACGCCGCAGTTCAATCAGGGCCGGGTGTTCTTCCCACGGCACCATCCGCTGACGCCAGTGCTGGTGTCGCAGCTGACGCGGTTCCCGGGCGACACCTACGACGACTTGGTGGACTCCGTCACGCAGCTGGTGAACCACGTGCAGGGCACCGGCCCGATGCGCGTCAGCACGGTGCACTACGGCCGTGGAGATGGCACTGCAGGGCCTGATGACCCGTTCGCTGATGCGGACACCTTCAAGCCCAGCACGCGGCGCCTAGCGGCAACGCCTGGGTTCCGTTGATCGATCCACCACCGGCAACCTCCGATGACTGCCACCGCACCAGCCACCGATGCGCTTCGAGGATCTGCCGACAGCAACCCCGCAGCAGCTCCACCGGAAACCAGTCGCCGGTCACTGGAGGCAGACACCACACCGTCTGGAAGCACGGCACTTCGGCGGAGCGTGGCATCCGATTCACAACGCACTGCGCGGTCCCGGCAACGTGCTGCTCGTGCACGGGATGGTGCTGGCACCGGAGCAGTAGCAGGGTTCCCGCCACCTACCGCAACATCTGAGGACCTGGTAGCCGCCAACCTCGGTCTGGCGCGGCAGCAGGCATGGAAGTTTCACCGCAAGACCGGCCAGGCCTACGACGATCTCGAGGCCGTCGCTTTTGTTGGGCTCATCCGTGGCTGCCGCCGCTATGACCCGGAGCGCGTCAACCCAGCCAACGGCAAGCCCTATGCACTGTCCACGATCGTGGTGCCGTTTGTGGCGGGTGAAATCCTCCACTGGTTCCGCGATCGTGGTCATGCCGTCAAGTTCCCATCCAAGTGGCGGGAGCAGTGGGGCAAGGTGCAGCGGTTGATGGCAGACCCTGCCGTCAGCACGCAGGAGGTTGCAGAGCAGGCCGGGATGTCAGCGGCTGAACTGCAGGAGATGCTGGCTGCAATGGCGGGCACCAGCTGCCTGGATGATCTCCATGGTGCTGATGCATGTGCAGGGCCAGAGCTTGAGATTGAGCGAGTGGGTCCGCTGCAGCAGCTGGTGGAGCAAGCCTGGGAGAACCTGAACAGCGCTGATCAACGACTGCTGGCAGCGTGGTGGGAATCACCGCGCCGGCTGGCGTACCCGAGTGGGTCGATGGGGCAGTTCCACCAACGGCTGAAAGGACTGCTGCAGGGTCGGCGGTTGTCGGAGGTGCTGCAGCTGTCGCTGTTGGAGGTGGCAACGGTGAGGGTGGAACGCCGCAGCAGGAGCCGCCGCAGCAAGGTGGAGCTGCAGCAGAGAGCCGTGCAGCTTGGGCTGCTGCAGATGTGCTGAAGGCGGTGCGGATGTGGATCTGCACCGGTACGATGCAGGAACGGCACAACGACTAAGGTGCGTGAGCCGGGTCGGTCCCATCCGTAAGGACGGACGCGGTGGCGGGGTCTCGTTGAAGCTCTGCCTGAAACCGTACCGAAGGCCCGGTTTCACTTGGGTTGGGGCTGGCCTACGGCTGGCCCCTTCTCGCTGGGCTATGCTCTGAATGTCCGGCAGAGGTGCTGGGCGACATTCAACGGAGCATTCACCATGAAGACTTGCCTGCCATCCCCGGCGTGGGATCGGGGCCCCTTTGCGAACGCGATGGAGCGCGCCCTCTGGACCTTGGGCTATCCCAACGACTTCGACACCGTGGCCGAAGCACAGGCCGCTGTCGCTCACGTCTTGCGCGTTCACCCTGAGCTGCGCAACGTCAACCTCCAGTTCACGGAGGTGGCCTGATGTCTCGTCAACCACGTCACCAGCTGCAGTGCCAGTGCTGCGGACTGTTGTTTGCTGCTGCCAACCTCTCCGCCAAGTGGTGCAGCAATGCCTGCAGGCAGTACGCCTACTACCAGCGGAAGCGTTCGGCTGTGCTGGTGGTGAACACGACTGAGGCACGCACCTGGCAGGGCACCGCGATCGAGCGTCGCCAAGCGGATGGCTTCGTCAACGCTACGGCCATGTGCAAGGCCAATGGAAAGCACCTGCCCCACTACCTGGCCAACGATCGAACCAGCGAGTATTTGCAAGCCTTGGCCGCCGTAGTCGGGATTCCGACTTCGGGCTTGGTGCTCTCAACCCGTGGTGGAGTGCCCGGGCAGCAGGGCACGTGGGTACACCCCCGTGTCGCTGTCGACCTCGCCCGTTGGATCTCACCGGCCTTCGCCGTCTGGATGGACGGTTGGTTCCTTGAATCCACCGCTCAACCCCAGCCCCAATACACCACACGCAAACTACCCACCTCACACACTCAGCTCATCGGCCCACCGCCATCCGTTGCGCAGCTCACTGCCTCGCTCCGCGACATCGCTGCTGAAACCGCTCACGCCGTTCAGTTTGAGCTCGAACTCCTCAACACCACAGCACCATCGCCCCTGGTGGTCGCCATCGCTGAGGAGTTCAACGGCACCATCCACCGCCTCACCTCACTCGGCACAGCACTCGCAGCCGTCGCCTGAACTGCAGCACATCTGCTCTAGCCCTTGCGCCTCCTGCCGCGCCGTTGCTACGCCATAGGGATGGGTCGGCGGTGCGTCAACACCCCGACCCGTGACCACCCTGCGTTCACAAGGTGATGACCCATTCCAGCACCCCCTGCTTCCAGCGCCACCCACTGCGCATCACAATCACAATCCCCTGGTCCCTTCATCAACGCCTCATGACACGCTCCGACGATGAAGGTCGCAGCGTCTCCAACCTCGCTGCTTACCTCCTCGAGGTGTCATTGCCCGACCAGTGACCGGAAAGCTCCACCGTAGGACGCAGTAACGGCCCGCCGGTGGAGCTGAATCTCGATCACCCCATCGACGACGGCAGCTACCCCAGCTACCAACACCCCACACTGCGGGAACACGCCACTGATCTGCAGCGCGCTTACGACTGCTACCACTGCCTCCGTGGTGAAGGCGTCAAGGCGCGTTACCTGCCACGGGAAGACGGCGAACCTGATGCGGCATACAAGGCACGGCTGGAGCGTTC